TCAAGGCCAATTATGAAGTGCCGCGCCGGATTCAGACGAAGCTCCACACCCTCAAGACATGGGGGAGAATCGAAAACCTAAAGGGGTTCGTGTCTGAGGCGCTTGAGAAAGCGCTGGATCGAGAGATAGCCGCGGCAGAGAAGGAGGGGTACTGAAATGATTCCACGCATTAAGCATGTGCCGAACGATCAGCAGCTAAACGCCATGATCCAAGACGGCATGATCGCCAAAATTGGCGTGGCGACGTTCGGCGTGTTCTGCTACCTGAGCACCAAACAGCTTTTTGACGAGCAGCCTGCCTCTCTAGCAACAATGTCCAAGGAGTTGGGCATGAGCGAAAAGCTCGTCCAGAGTGCCCTCAACTACCTGGTCGAGATGGGTTACGCCGAGATTGCGGGGGCATAGTGAAGTCAACAATCGACACCAGCTACACCACGGCGCAGCAGGATCTATTCGCGTCCGGACTGGCCGCAACCATCGGCAGCAACGCCTTCATGCTCTGGACGGCCATCAAGCAGCACGCGGACAACGACACCGGCGAGGCTGATCCCGGAATGCGCCGTCTGGCTGCAATGACCGGAATGAGCCTGTCGACGGTTTCCGAGAGCGTGAAGATACTGGTCGCGAATAAACTGCTGCGCGTGCTTGAGAAAGGGAAGGGGAAGGCGGGAACCCGCTACATAGCGCGTGAGCGCATGGATATACGGGTCGGGAAGCGGATTCTATGTACGGTCGTTATCGATTACGTGCCGTGGCACATGGGCGAGAAGATCCAGGCTATTGGGGATGCCGTCAACAAGCAGGGGCGCGTCGACCCTGAAGCGCTTGCCGAATGCGAGATCATCCCTGGAGAGGGTTTCCGATGGGATCCAGAGCGAGGCGTTATGGCCGGATCACTGCCGCCCGATGATCTTCGACCGGCGCCCGAACCAATCGACGAGGAAAACGCCCATCCTGCCGTCCGCCGTTTGATGGACACTCGAAGGCGCATCGAAGGATCGCGCGGCTGAGATGCTTCTATAAGATATAGATAGTTCTGTTCGGCTAGAGTAACGCTACGGGGGTTTAGCGTTCGGCTGGCGTAACGCTAGCATTTTCTAGCGTTACTCAGAGCGAACGCTTAAAAGTTATCCACAGGCTTAGCGTTACTGTAGCCGAACGCTAAATGACCACCTAGCGTTCCCATAGCGAACACCCGCAAAATTATCGATAAACTCTATTATGTCAACCGCGAAAAAAGTTCTGCTCGTCTGATGAAAGGCCGGTAATATCCTGACGAAACCACCTTGGCCCCAAGACCGAGAACCAAAATGAACGAAAACATCGGGGAAGTCGCCGCCATCCAAGAAGCGGCGCAGCAGGACGTACGTGAAACAGAAGCGCAAGCGACCGATAGGCCGCCTGCACTCGATCACATGCCGCCCGGCATGATGATGCGCTACATGGCGTGGCGTGATTAGCGAACCCGGCGCGCGCGGATGAAGCCGTTGCAGGTCATCGTGCTAACGGTGAATGTCGACTGAGCGACCGCGTAGACCGTCGTGGTGCTGGCGAGGCTGACGCGCACCGTCGGCGAGTTCTGAACCTGCGCAGCGCCGGCCGGGAAGCTGCTTGCGAGCTGCACATAGCCGCCCGTATTCGAGCCCGGCAGCGTGGCCGACGTCGTGTTGACGCCCGTTGACAGGATCGACGGCACGGTTGAGCCAGCCGGAACGAACGTGACAACCGCCGACACATCCCAATCGCCGGCCGGCAGGCTGATGCTGGTCGCATTGCCGGGCGTCGCCGTCGTCAGCGAGGTTCCTGCCGTCGAGTTCGTCAGATATTCGCCGACGATGCCCGATGCCGCGTTGTTGTTCGTCGCGGTGCCTGACACGTCTGCCGATGTCAGCAGCCGGAAAGCCGGATCTGCGCCGATGCCGCTACTGGCGAGCACCGTGCCGGCTGCGCCGATCGATGCCGCAGCGAATGCCGTGCCACCGCCCTGCCCGAGCACAACGCTATGTGCCGGGAATGAGTTCTGACCAGTGCCGCCGTTGACAACCTGGATCGCCGACGCCCCGAGCACAGCAGCGAGCGCGGCCGCCTGCGTCGTGGCGCCAGTGCCGCCGTGCGCAATATCGACGGTCGGAAGATCCGCCACCACGAGCGATCGGAAACTAGGCGCAGCAGAGCCGCCGCTAGTCGGACCGGCAAAGACGGTATTAGCCGTCTGCGTGGAGATCGCGCCCTGAAACGCCGTCACGGCTAATTGGACATCGCGCAAGCCGACCGGCTGCGTCGGGTCGTAGCAATGCAGGACGCCACCAGCCGGCGCGACTGACTCGGCGGGAAGCTGGTTAAGACTGATGGTATTTGCCATTTATTGCGCTCGTAAAAAGATCGTTTAACCGCGGTTGTCGGTGTTGATGCGCGGGTCTGCCTGTGCTTTCCCGCGGAAGAACGATGCGACACCGAGCACGGCGCCGATCGTCAGCGTCAGGTCGGTAGAGAGGGAAACCGGCTGCACATGGAACAGCGGCAGGACGAACAGCGAAATGATGTAGAAGCCGAACGTGAAGCCGATAAACGGGCGCCAGGTGTACGAAGGCCAGTGATCTGACTTCGCCTCGCTCTGCATCGTGTCGTTGACGTCGCCGATCGCGTCAGAGCTGGCTTTAATCGACGCCTGCTCTGTTGCCGCGGCAATCTGCGCCATCTGAACCTTGAAGTCGTTGTCGGCCTTCTGAAGCGCTGCAATGGCGTCCGGCGACAGACCGGCTTGAATCGCCTGCGTCACCTGGTCAGATGTGCCGTCCTGATGCCCGAGCACGGCGCTGCTCACCGCGCGCAATGCAGCGCCTGCGACCATGCCGGCCGGACCGCCAACGACAGACAGAGCCGTCGCCAATGTCGGCGCAACGCCGCCGAGAATCGACTTCCAATCCATGTCAGACCCCTTTGCGCATCATGTCGGCGAGGCGTTGCGCCCTGCCCTTTACTTGAGTGGCCCACGTCGAGTTGAGCAGTTCATTCGCGGAGACGTCGTATTTGCCCTGGCGAGCCGCCGTGAGCGCTTTCACGAACCCGAGCAGGCGCGTTATCCCCATGTTGAAACAAAGGTTTGCTATGACACGCTGGCGCACGTCGTTAAGATCACGCCACCACGGCAGGTTGCGGTCGAGATCGTGAAATACATCCTCAAGGTCGTCGTCGAGCAGCGCATTGACTTGCGTGTCGTTCAGCGGAGGCTTCCACCCAATCGTGAGTGGCTTGCTATCCATGTTGTGACCCACGCCGATAGTCCAATTTGGCGGATTTGCCGTATCCAGATACGGCAGATACCGAACGCCTTCATCGCGTCGCAGCTCGGCGATCAGCGTTTGAAGATTCTGGTTATTCATGGACAGGCTTGCCCTTCTTCAGCCGCTTAACGGCCGAATACAGTTGAACGGCGGTGTATGCGATCGACAGCACGAGCAGGAGTCGCGGAAAATTGACGTCGCCCCAGGCAAGCGCTGTGACAATCCATGAAGGCGTGGTCTTTACCACCGACCCGATTACTGCGGATGCTTCTGATTGCATCGGTTTCCCCGAAAAGAAAGCCGCCTCTGTGGGCGGCTTGGGTTTATGCCTTCTGGCTGAGGTCTTGTTCGATCGCATCGATCGTTTCAAGCGCGGAATACAGGCCCAGCAGGCTCTTTTCGGCTTCTTCCTTCATTCGCACGCCGTCAGCCAATAGCGACTTGGCTTGCGAAATCTGGTTGTTCAAAAAAGCGCGTCGTTCGTTGAAATTCATGTTTGTCCTTAGAATGCGTGGTCGGCCGCGGCAAGGTCGAAGTAGCCGCGCCGGTCGTAAGTCGAGCCGTTGTAGACCCACAGTTCGATGGCGTTGGTCGCCACGTTGAACTGCATAAAGGCAAAGCTGCCGAAGCCCAGCCGCTGATCGCGCATGTGAATTGCGCATTGATTCGGGCCGGTGCCATACGAAGCAGCGGCCTTCAGTCCGACGTCGAGCCCAATGCCGCCCGGCGTGATGCCGGTTCCATCGGTCGATGCGCCATACTTGAAGTTGATAAGCGTCTGCGGCTGCGCCTGAATGTCGATGCCGATGTGATCGACAGAGAACGTTTTCATGTAAATGCCGGTGCGCCACTGGTTGGCAACGCTGCCGCTGGCAATGCCATGCGCGAAAGTGTTCTTGTTCGGGCCGAACGAGATATTCCAGACACCGCAAGTGAACGGCGCAGTCGTCGGGAATGTGTCGTTGTAGGTGTAATCGCTGCCCGAATAGTTGTATGTGTCGACTTCGAAGCCGGTAGCCGTCACAGCGTGGTTGTGCGCCCATGCCTCCGTGTACAAGCCCCATACCGCGCCGGTGCTCACGCCGTGCGCCGACGAGGCGAGCCCGACCGATTGCGCCGCGCCGCTGGTCGATTGGTCCTCAAGGTAGAAGTAGCCGCCATAGAGCCAGCCAGTACCGCCAGGAAGCCGCTTGTGCGTGACGTAGAGCGCCGGGATCAGGTTCGCCGCGGTGTCGCCGGACACCGACTTGTCGACGCGCTGAATGTAGGCGGTCGGCGTCGTGCCGTCCGTTGTCGGATTGGCCGCCGTGCCATGCCACACGGACATGCGCTTGCTGACGTTCGGCGTCGCGTTGTACGTCATCGACGACGCTTGATGCGCGAGCGTGCCAGTGCCAGAGAGCGATGCGCCGCCCGAGAACTGCCAATTGATCGTTCCGGGCCCGGCCGTAACGTTCGTATTCAACAGATACGTGCCGTCAGGGATGAACACGTTAAGCACGGTGCCGGCCGCGCATGCGTTCTCGGCGGCTTGGAATGCGGGACTATCGTTCGTCGCGCCATCACCCTTCGCGCCGAAATCCTTGATGCTGATCCGCTCGGCGTTCTTCTGGTGCTGGTTGCGCGATACGGCGCCGGAATACGGCTGCTTGACCGCGACCAGCGCATCGCCATTGCCGACAAGCGACGGATCGGCGAGGTTCGACTGAAACAGCACGAAACCCGAGTCGGCCGACTGCACCACCTGATCCCAGATCGTCACGCCGGCAGAGTTTTGCACCACCTGCCGGAACGAGCCCGAGCCCCAAATGACCGCCTGCCCGTTGGAATCGAGCACGACCGGGTTCGTGTTCGGGACAGTGCCGGACGAATCCTGATACGTGTTGACCGGGTTCGTCGTGCCGGGCGCGTAGTAAAACACTTGACCACCGGCCAGTGGCGCCCCGTTACTGTCGATGAACTGGGATTTCCCCAAAGGCAAAATTTGCATGTGGCCTCAAAAACAAAAAGGCCGCACAATGGCGGCCTAGAATGAGAAAAGCCCGCACTGTGGCGGGCTCAGGGGGAATCAAATGCACAAGGCAAAGAAGGTTGCGGCATGGACTGGAAAGGCGATCCTCACCGCGATCGCCGCCTTCATCTTCTGGCCGCTCGGGGTATTTGTCGGAATCGCGCTCTTTTTCGGCATGGATGCCTTCGAAAGCCGCCCTTAGTTCTTCCCGATAGAGGATCGGAGCTTATTAAGCCCCGCACCCGGCTCTAACGACTTAGCCGCCTCTTTCCCGAGCGCCCGCTTCGCCAGCGCTTGACGCGTCCATGTGCCGACCGGTATGCCATGCGCCGCAACGTTGGCAGCGCCTTCCGCCGCAGATTTCGCAGCGTTGGCTGCGCCTGCGACAAAGGTGTTGCTGTTGTTCACGTAGCTACCGCGCGGCTGTTCCTGCGTATATCGCGCAACGTTGCCGAGCCTTTCTAGCGTCTGCGAGACATCGGGGCCGAGAACCGTGCGCAATTTATCGCCCTGATTCTGAATGGCCTTATTCAGTCCCGCCTGGCTGATATTTCCGGTCCCGGTGCGCAGATCGACGCCCGCCTGACTCCTGATGTGATCCATCAGGCCGGATGCAACCAACTGAGCGTTACCAGGATTGTTAGCCAGGTTTTGGACCATGTTCTGCACGTTGGCCGTTTTCCCGCCTGCGATGTACTTGCGCACGAAGTCATCCGCCAGAGCGGAAGGTTCGCCGCTCGCCGAGCTGTCGCCGACCGCCGCCTTGTATGCAGGGTCCGAGTCCATCGCCTGGAACCGAGCGCGCGCTGCGGCTTGTGCATCCCTGTACGCCTGGAATGCTTCAGAGCCAGCGGACGAAGGATTGAGATTGGACCCGATGATCTTGTCCCGAAGCATGCCTATGTCATGGCGAACGGAGCCATCCTTTACATCAGCCAGTGCGCCGGATAGCGTCTTGTCGATGTCCATTAGATCGGCGACGCTCATTGGACGCGCGGATCCCGCCGACTGATCGAACGTGGACGGCAGAGAAACCTGATTCGCCTTGGCGTCCGCGAAAATCTGCTGAACACGAGCCGGAAGCGCATTGAACCGCGTAGGACCGATCGACTGTTCGAACGCTTGCATCTGCGGCGCAGCGTCGACCAATGCCGGCGCACCGTCAGCCCCGCGCGCTTTCGCGTACAGGTCCGAGATATTTTGTCGAACCGGCGCGTCCATCTCCTTGTAAGCATCGACGATCGCTTGCCCTGTCGGCGCACCAGAAGGAACGGTCACGTCAGGCGACACCTTATCCCGAAGCGCCGTTAGGTTGTCGTTGATCTGGCCGTTCTGAGCATTAAACCGATTCGCCAATTCTGGCGCCTTCCCGCGGATGTTCTGCTCATGAGAAAGCAGATTGATGTCACCCGTAGCCTGACCCGCCGTGAGCTCGACAGGAACCGGGAGCGAGCCCGCCTCGATGTGACGCTCTGCCGCGGTCGGATGCAGGGTGCCTGCCTGCTCTTGCTGCGCGATCCTCTGGACGAGATGATCCGGCACACCTTCTGCGCGAGCCTGATCCGCGAAGCTGGTTCCTGCTGCGCCCACGCTTCCGCGGCCGCCAGCAACGGCAGGCGCCGCGCCAGAAGGCATCGTCGACGCCGTGTCTGACATGAAGCCTGCGCCCTTGGGCGACGCAGATGGGCCGCTCGGAGGGGGTGTCGCGCCGGGCTGGCCGCCAATGCTCGGCTCGACGCGCTCGGCAACAGCGGCAGGCTTCGCAATCGCCGCGCGCAGCGCGTTCGGTGCGCCCTTGATGGCGTTGATCGCAGCCGGCGCCACAAGGTTTGCCGTCACGGTCGGAACCTGATCGTTGATGGTCGCCATCAGCGGGTTCGTCGCACCCTTGACGAACGTGTTGTCATAGGCATTGCCGACGGCCGACAGCGCCGGGCCGACAGGCGAACCCATGACGGCGTTCTTGATGCCCGTTGCAGACGCGCCAAGGCCCGCCAGAGCCTGCTGGCCGCCCTGCGTCTGCGGATGATAGGTCAGCGCATCCGTAACCTTGTTACCGGTCGCCTGCGCGTCTTTGTAGCTGCTGCCAAGCGCTGCCGCACCGAGGCGAGTAATGCCGCCCGCCAGGCTGCCGAGCGCGCCCGTCGCCATCGTGGCAATCGGCTCGACAGCGCCGCCGATGATGTCGAGCGGCGTTGTGTCGTGCGGTTGAGCTCCGGGTTTAGCCGGCTGCGCAGCCGGAGCGGCAGGCTTGGACGCCATGAGTTTGCTGAACGGATCGTCTCCAGCAGCAGGCGCAGCCGCAGGAGCGCCCTTAGCTGGCGCGGCAGCCGGAGCACTACCGCCAGAAGCCATAAGCTTAGAAAACGGGTCATCGCCCGCGCTTCCAGCGTCAGCAGTGGGCGGCAAACCCGGCATCGTCGATTGCTGCGCCATTGGTTTCCCTTGATAGTTCGCCGTGATGCGCGAAACGTAGTTCTGTGTTTCAGGAAAGTTCGGGATACCGCCCGCCTTGCCGACAGCACCAGGGCCGGCGTTATAGGCCGCCAGCGCGGTCGGAACGTCGCCGAACTTGTCGAGCATCTGCGACATATACCGAGCGCCGCCCATGATGTTTTGCGTCGGATCGTTCGGGTTCGTCACGCCGACCTCTTTGGCGGTCGCTGGCATCAATTGCATGAGGCCCGCTGCGCCCTTTCGAGATACGGCGTTCGGATTACCCGAGCTTTCCTGCGTCATCATGGCTTTCAGAAGTTTCGGGTCTACGTTGAATTGCTTGCCCGCAGCCTCGAAAACATCGTCGTAATTCGCCATTATTGGGGACCGTTAATGAAGCCGTTTTGAACCGCCCAGTTGTACTGTGTGCGGAACGTCGCCTGTTCCTTCGGGTTCATCTTCTTGACCATGCCCTGAACCTTGCTCGGGTCGATCTGGTCAGCAACGAACACGCGCGGGTCCATCGTCGAGCCAAACTGAGACTTCCACTTGGCATAGTCCGACGGCGGCAGATTCGCGCTTTCCCATGCCTTCATGCGGGCCTGCTCCATGCGCTCAAGCCCCATGTTGACCTTAACGACGTCCTGAGCTGCGAGGTTGCTAATCTTCGTGCTCGCGTTACCGGAGACAGTTGCCGCCAATTGCGCGTCAGTGCCGCCACCCATGCCGGCCGCCTTCTGCTGCGCGTATTGGGTGAGGTACTTGTTCGCCTTGTCGTAGTCTGCGGCAGCGTCTGCGGGACCGCCGAGCATCGCAACAACGCCCTTGATCGCCTGCAACTTGTCTGCGCCCGTTCCGGTTTGCGCCTTCGCCAGCGCATCGCCCGCGCTCTGCAGCATGTTGATGCGCGATCCCGACTGAGCATTCGATTGCTGGTCTGTAACGAGAATATCGCCGCCTGCCGCGTTCGCCTTCTGGTTCGCCTCTGCGACACCAGGAGCCGGGCCTGTCGTGACGACGCCGCCATTCGATGCGCCATATCGACCGGATCCGGCCCCGCCTTGCGCGCCGGCAGGAAGCATGCCGCCGAGCCCTTGCTCTTGCAGGACGCTTGCCTTGCTGCGGGTGCCTGGTGTTCCATCCGGGTTTATAACCGACACCTGGCCCGCTGCGTCGGCCGGCGTGAGCCCGTTGTTGACCGAATAGCCAACCGCGCCAACGCCTATCGGCTGACCTGTCGCGCTGATCGCGTTCGGGTTCTGGTTGACAGCGACAGTCGCCGGGCCGGTGTTGACCTGCGCAAATTGCGGCTTCATGTTCGTCAGCTGCTGCTCGGCCGAGAGCGCCGAATTAAAGTGCTGCGCGAGCCAGGGGCGGATCTGAGCCGGATCCTGCGGCAAGCTCTGCAATTCAGCATCCGCGACTTGCTGCGGGATCGAACCGGCTTTAACCATCGTGCCGACGAACCCATGAATATCTTGGGGCGAAAGATCAGGCTTCGTCAGCAAAGAGCCAAGGCCGGTACGCACGGCGGCCTGCGCCTTTTGCGCCTGGTCGAGCTTTGTTGAGTCGAGCGTCGCCTGCTGCTGCCGCTGCGTGTTGATGCCCTGCACCACTTCGCCGAGCTTGAACCCGGCTTCGGGGTCTTGGCTAATCAGCGCCATCAGCTTATTGTTGTCGACTTGGCCGGACGTCGGGTCGGTCGCCTGCTGATACGCCCTAGAAATGGCGCGGTTCGCGTCGAGACCCTGCTGCGCAGCTTGGCCGTTCGCGTTATAGGCGCGATACTGCGCCACTTGTAGCGCCTGTTGCAGCGGATTCGTCGGCTGCGGAGCGTTCGCGTTGAGTGCGATATTTGGATCGATCGGCATTCGTAGAGTGTCCTTATACCGTCCAGCCTTGGCTGGCGTTCAGAGACGCGATTGGATCGCTGGAAAGATTCGCGCGCAGTGTTGAAAGTCCAGAGGCGCCCGTCCCGCTTCCGCCGCCTGCGTTGTTCTGAGCCAAGCCGTACAGCATCGCATTGCTTCCGACGCCGTTTAGCGCGCTCGTCAGTGCATTGGCGCCCCCCACGGTGCCCGATGCCGTCGCGTTCGCCGCGCTCGTCAGCATATTCCCTTGATTGGTCGCCGCCTGTTGGCCCAAGCTTCCAGTCTGTGCCGCCGAGTTCTGGCCCATCGATACCGCGCCCGAAAGCCGGCTGATCTGGTTGCCAAGCGTCGACTGGTTCGTGTTGTACTGTCCAAGCGCGCTGTTGTAGTTCGTGTTGTAGGCCGACTGCGATGTGTTGAAGTTCGTGTTGTAGCTTTGCAGCGCACGATTGAACACGTCGTTATAGGTCGAGTCAGCAAGGCCGGTCGCGTAGTTCGCCGCGCCTTTGAGCGCCGCGCCAGATGTCCCGAGCCCGCGCGCCGCAGCGCTGTTCTGCGTCGACTTAAGCCCCTGATCGAGCGTGAACTGATAGCCCGGCGTAGCCTGCGCTTGCGCTGCGGTCGGAGCGGTGAACGCTGCCGGCGCATTGAACTTGTCGTAATAGAAGCCCTGCGTGAGCGCTGGGTTGTTCAGCAGCGATTGCAGGCTCGTGATGTTGTTCTTGCCGAAATCGGTGAACGGCTGAAGGTCCGTGCGCGTCTGCTGGTATTGCTGGTTTTGCAGATCGGCGGCGTATTTCGCGGCATCTGACTGCGTATTGGCCGCGCTCTTGCTCGCGCTCGCGCCGGCAATGCCGCCCACCAAACTTCCAACGCCGCTTACGATGCTTCCGATAAGACTCATGTTTGCCTCGAATATGCAAATTGTTTGCAGCGCATTAAGATCGCCCCGCCCCGAATCTCGACTGGCTTGAACCCGAGCCGCTTGCAGAAGCGCATGCTTTTCTCATTGCCGATTTCAACGAGCGTTTCGGCATAGCCGAATTCGTCAATCGTGCGTTGAAGGTGCTGGATCAAATGACCGCGGATGCTGCTCTGTGGGTCGGAGAAGAAAACGATATGTACTTCGGGACCGCGCTGCGCGACTGCGCCAACCTCTGCGCCGGACGACATCAGGGGATGTATTGCCCACCCCTCGAAATGCCGTCTGAAGTCATCCCACGCAATGCCATGTCGCGCCGCGTCGACGCACTCATACATTCGCCGCAGCATGCGTTAGACGCTCTCCGCGCCGGAAACCGTGCAAGTGACGCCCAAGCCGGTCGCCCAAAGCATCATTCCCGGAACGAGCTTGTGATTGATTAGGTTCGGCACTTGAATTGACTGGCCGGCCGGCGCGACGATCGATTCAACCGTCGTTGCGTCCGTTTCCGATCCGCTGACCGGGACAATGTAGAACTTGACCGTCACAGGCGCGCCGGTCGGGTTCCAAAGGTTCGCCGCTTGGATCGTCGCGTAAGTGTTCGTCGGCGCCGCGTAGAGTTGCGAAGGCGATGCCGCCAGGACCGATTGAGCGAGTTGTTTCCAGGTGATCATGATTTCCCTATTACGAGTACGGTGCCGCTGATCGGCGGAGGCGGCTGCAGCCCTGCGATGGTCTGTTCAAGCGCAGTGATGCGCGCGCGTAGATCGGCGTTCTGCTGGCTTGCCGAATTGCTGGCTACCAATTCCTCTAGAGCAGCGATCCGAGCCAGCAGAGCGGCGTCTGGATGGCTCACGAATCCGTTATCCAGCAGTAGCGCGTTCGCGCCGTCAGTGGAGCCCGGAACAACGCCTGAGATCGCGCCGCTTCGATTGAATAGCGACAGCACGAGCGGCAACCAGACGGGCGTGATTCGTCCTGTCTTTGGGTCGGTGAACGGCGCCCCAACATCGGGGAAGTTTTGTGCGCTCATGTTCTGGCCGGTGATGCGTCAACAAACGCGCCGTTCAGTGCTGTCTTGACTGGCGCGGACCATGACAACTCGAATACGCGGTCGCGCGAATAGCCGAGCCGCTGAAACTGGATCGACGTCAGGAACTCGCCCGTCTTGCCGAGGCTCGACATAACAGGGTTGCCCCACGATTGCCCGCGGTCGTCGCTCCACCGCAGCCATACCATTGGCGGCCGGGCGTCCGGAACAAGCGCCGCTTGCTCTGCGATAAAACTGCTCACCTGGTCGGCAGTGACGACCGTTGCGCCGCCGTCCGTCGTCAGCAATGGCGACGAGTACTGCGTGAGCATGACCGGCTGATATGTGTTGCCGACTTCCATATCCGCGATGAACTGGCGGAACATGACGCGGTTGCCGTCTTTGCCGGCGATATGCGGGAAACTGCGGATGCGGATCATTGCCGCGCCGTTGTCGGTATAGGCGTTCGGATCCAGCGCGTACACCTGGCCCGTTTGCCAGTCGCCGACGAGGTTTTGACCGCCATAGAACGAATGGCAGTTCATGCGATGGCGCGACAGGCTGCCGTCTGCTTCCAGATAGGCGCGCTGATGCCACATGCCGGACGCCAGATCGAAGCACCACGTTTTGTTGGCGGTCGGAAAGGTCAGCACATAGAAGGCATGACCTTCCTGCAAGTACGAAAAGCCGATCGCGTCATCGGTCCGGCTGTAAGTGCTGAATTCATGCGCGAGCGCAGGCGTTGAAATCGGCTCGGCGCCGTAGTTCTTGCCAGCGAATACGACGTCCTGCCCCTGCAGATCTTTCCCGAGCCAGAACAGCGCCAGGTCGATCTTTGCAACAGAGTGTTTCGCCGCACAGCCGTGCTCGATGAACACGCCCGGCATGCGCCCGAACGTGAAGTCGGACGCGCCGGTGTTGTACCAGACCTCAGTTGTCAACTCGCCAAACAACCAAACTTCGCGGTGCATCACAGCGAGCGTTACGAGGTTGTCCGAATATGTCGATTTCGACGCGATGTCGAGCGGATCGAACGTGATGTCGTTGAACTTCGAGATGTAGAACTGCTGCGAATTCGGCTTATTGAACACGAAATAGCCGTCGACGTATCCGACCGCATCAGCGCCATAGAACGCCGGATCAGTTACTGCCGACATCTTGTTCTGCGTGATGTCGACCGTAAATCCAACGCTCGTTCCATCCACCACAAACGCCTGCGTGCCGTTGTCGACCATCGCCACCGGGCCGCTTGACGTCGAGAGCGCGCCGAGCAGGTTGTATGTCAGCGAGGCGTCGACAAAGTACAGATTCGAGCCGACGACTTCGTATCGGTTGTCATTGCTGGCGGTGTAGATGCAGCGGCTTTCCGCCACGATCGGCGGCGTCGATGCGAGTGTCAGGCCCGGCGTCGGGTAATGCGTCGTCGGCGAGGGAGAGTCTTGCGGATTCGACTCGACGTACAGGTTCACGCAGCGCTGCGCGTTGGCAATTACGCTGCGCGCCATGTATGCGCCGGACGTGAGCGGGATTCGCATTTATTTTTACCTAGTAAGGGCGGTCCGCATAAATATTGAACCGCTGTTTCGAGCCGAGCCCGCGCGGCATCGTCATGGCTTGGATGCTCGTGTTCATTCGCTTCACGATGCGCTTGGCGTTCACCGCAAGGCCGATCAGCGTGCGCTGCGGGTCGATCTGATACGACGGGGCCAGAAACATCGCCAGGTTGTAGCGAATCGCCGTCATGTACTCAGGCGGCAGGTTGATGACCGTTGCCGGCGTCGCGAACTGCGGCAGCGCTTCCATCGTCACGATGTGCAGCTCGAACGTGTTGTTCGGGACTGGGTAGAAAATCAGGTTGCCGAGCGGGAATGCGGGGTCGTAATACGCATACGACGGGAACGACTGCAGCGCCTTCAGAGCGATGCGCGCATAGTCCTCGCGCGCGTCGATGATCGTCACCGGGTAATCGATCGGCGTTGCGCTGCCCGCGTTCAGCCGCGCGTATGCCGCATTGATCGCAATCGGCCGCTGAATGTTGAAGTTGCCACCAACGCCGACGGTGTAGGACTGCGCGCCGGTCGACGGGATGGCGGTATCCACCAGGTGATAGACGCTCAGACGTTCGCCCTGCCACTGACCGAGCATCATGTTCAGCGTGGCGAGCGCGTCCGCGGTGTCGTCGGCAGAGATCGACTGCCCGATGCCGAGCGCGCCGATGTCTTTCAACGCAAGCGTAATGAGATCAAGCGCGGTCGTAGCCATCAAGCAGCCTCAAGTGCGGCCCGAATCTTGTCGTCGGACCAACGTTTATCGATCTTCACGCCCTTCTCGGCGGCGATCTGGATCAGTGCTTCGCGCTCGTCCTCGCTATCGGAGCCGAGCAGCGCTGCTTCTTCTTCAGCCGATTGCACAAGCTGGTCGCCGATCCACTTTGGATAAGCGACAAATTCGGGGGATTCTTCGCGCGGCACAGGCGGCACGTATGCGGGCGCGACCCATCCATCGCCAAGCGCGGCCTGTTCGTCGGCGCTGTTGACGATCTTCTGCGCGCCATCGGGGCCAGTGACCCACTTCGGAAACTCTTCGTATGCCATCGAGCCCTCAGAATGAAAAAACCCCTCCGAAGAGGGGTTCGATTGCTGGATCAGCGGCATTTACCGGATGATCTTCGTTGCAAGTTCCGGGTAGATCGCGCTATAGCCGTACAAGACATCAATACGGCAAGGAACGGTGTCCGTGCCGATCGCGTACTGGCGGCTGATACGCATCGAAATGCCCTTGTGCATGCGGCGAGCGCCCCATGCGCCGTACTGCGCGACGTCCTCAAGGTCAGCCGTCACGAGCGTGAACGCGTCTTTGTGATAGCCGAGGTTCGCGCTGTATTGCGTCGATGCAACGACGTCCCACGTCACCACAGCCGCGTTCGCCGGACCTGCCGAAACGGTCTGGTACTGCTGGTTCGATGCCGCGGTATTGATCGCCGGGAAGATCGCGAGCGTTGCGTTGCCCGAGCCGTCGGCCGTTGCGTCAGCCGTGACGACGAATTGGCGAAGCACGCCGGTCGTCTGGCGGTTCTGCGGGTTGACGCCGAACACGCCCGCGATCGTGAACACATCGCCCTTCTTGACCGTGGCAGCAGCGCCCAGGCCCGTCACGAGCAGCGACGAACCGGTTTGACCTGCGCCGGAAACGGTGCCGTTGGTGCGCGTGCCAGTCGTGAACACGTTCACGTTCTGATCCATGCCGATGTCGAAGCCGAGGCCGGACGGCGAGAAGATGCCCGACTCATACTGCGCGCCGACCTTGTTCGACGGGTTGAACAGGCCAGCAGCAGCCTTGACCATCGAGCCGTTCGTCGCCGGATCCCACACGACGGTGCGCTGACCATCGCGCGGCGCCGCTTCGTTATCGAGCTTGACGCCCGCATTCAGCAGAACCGAGATATCGTTCGGCGTGGTGCCGACCGTGCCGATGCTGTTTGCAACGTTGCCTGCGAGTGCGAGGCCGTCGAAATCGATCTTGTTGGCGATCGTCGCCATTGCCGGCTTGATGTAGCGATCGGCGAATTCGTCGACAACCAGCGTCAGTTCTTGCGAGCTGAACGTGAAGTCAACGTGAAACTGAGTCGTCAGCGTGATCGGAACCGAAGTTTCGTTCACGTTTTCGAGGTTCAGTGCCGGGCCGGTCGTACCGACAAAGCGGTTCGGCTTACGTGCGTTGACGGTCGAGCCGATCTTCGCGCCGCTGACAGCGAATTCCTTGCTGTATTCGCGGTTGATGCGCGAGGAGAACGTCAGGTTGTTCTCAAGAATCATCAGCGATTCGTCGAGAATCTTGGTCGGGGTGAGAAGCGTATTTGCCATTTATCAGCCTTTGTTTCGTTTCTTCCAGGCGATGTACTCGGCCGTCGACCCGAACTCAGCGGGTTCGACTGGCGCGGACTTCCCGCCAACCGGGGTAATCGGTGCGGGCGCCTTGGAAACTTGTTTCGGGGGAGTGGCTTGAGCGACCTTCGCCTCAAGGCGGGCCAGTTCAAGCGCCATGCGCAACGGGGGGAGAGACAACAGACGTTCAGCGGCTTCGGGGTCTTGACCCAAGGCGTGAAGCACCTTGTGGCCGTGATCCATCGCCGTGACGGCTTCCAGGAACTCAGCGGGGGCGCCGCCCAGCATCTGGAACGTGCGAAGCGACGAATCCCATTCGCGGCCGTACTCAGTCGCGCCAGACTCGAAAACCTTGTTGCAGTCGGCGTCGAACTTTTCCTGCTGAATGAGCTTCTTCGCCTCGGCGCGAATCTGGTCAGGCGTCATCGGCTGGCCGTTGTGCTGCTCGGCTTGCGGTTGACCCTGGCTGTATCGCGCTTCTGCGTCGGCTGCACGTCGAAGTGCCTCGTGTTTCTCACGCGTAAGCTGGTCGATGCGCCGTTGGACCCAATCACTCTTGGGCTTGTCCTGCTGCGGCTGCTCGGCGGCTTGCGTGCTTTGCTCTGCGCCCGGTTCAGAGACTACTTCTGCGGGCTGTTGCGCCTGTTCCTGCTCCGTAGGCGTGACGTTTTCTTGCGGCGTGTTGTCTTCGATTTGCATGGCTAGGCCAAGGATTTAGCCCGGTGATGGCGCACCGGTACGCGAATGAAAAAGGCCCGCTCCTTTCGGAAACGGGCCTTCTGGAAACGGTGTTGCTAGGTCAGCAAGTGAACGTATAGGGCGCGATCCCCGGCGCGATGCCGGTTCCGAGCCAGTACGGCTGCTGCTGCGGGTAATACGGGAAGGCTTGCTGTTGCTGCTGCTGCGCTTGCTTCTCCGAGAACTCGCGAAGGCTGCGCGCAAGGTCAGATTCAACTTTCTTCGGCTCATCACCCACGGCCGGTGTTACCTTCTTAAACACCGTATCAAGATGCTCGCGAATCGATTTCCACTGTTCAGCAGTCGGCGCCGCACCCTTCCCAAGCTCGACGAACCCATGCAGCCAGTAAGCGAACTGTTCGGGTGTCATCGCTGGCCGCCGATGATGTATTGCTCGGCCGTCGGCACAATCGGGCTGCCCGTCGTGTTCACGAACTGGATCGCCAGCGTGTTCGCCGCGGAGACGCGCACGTTGCCGATGCTCAGTCCGACCTGATGCGACGCCTTGTTGATGTCGATTGAGTCGCCAAGCTGCAGGCCGGGGACGGCGAACGTCTGTTCAGCGCTCGTGTTGGCGCCGACCGATGCGGGCGTGAGGGTTTGGCGGATGACGAACAGCGTGTCGACCGGCTTCAGGTTCGAGCCGTCCTGCAAAATTCCGATATAGCCGGGCATTCTTGTTCCTTATTGAGCGGGCAAAAAATTACCCGCACTCGGCGGGTTCGGGGGTTGCTGCTGCTGCATGGGGTCAGGCGGCGGAGCGCCTTGCGGCAGCCCTCCTTCCTGCATCATCTGCATCACGACCTGCGTTGCAAGGTGCGAGATCATCTGCGGATCGACAGCCGGGCCGACGACTTGCAGGCGCTTCGTCTCAGCGTCAAACGCCTTGATGTCCGTCTCCTGCTGATCCTTGCCCTGCTTCGCGTTCTGCAGCTCTTGCGTCAGGTGCTCGATCATCTGGCCCATCTGCTGCATCTTCTGCTGCATGTCCTGTTCTTGCGGGCTCGGACCTTCGCCCAAGATCGCCGGAGAGATCGTGCGGTGCAGACGTTCGGCCACTTCATCAGCCATCGGGAAGTCGGCAGCCTTGAACAGCAAGTCGCCGGCAACCTTCATCAGTTCCTGATCCTGGCTCATGATCTGCGTGAGCGCGTTGAATGCTTCCTGACGGCGCGTCTCGTAGTTCGGGCCGACTTCGACCGTCACGTCATAGCGGCCGATGCCGGGGTTATAGATCAGCGCCACGTCCTTCAGGTGATCGCGCTCGCTCTCAGGCGGCGCCGGCTGTCCGTCAGGCAATCCGACCGGGTGTTGCTGATCCGGGTTGAACTGCGCGAAGGTCTCCGTGCCGTCCTCGCCGATGATGCGAATCACGCGCTGCGTGTCGTATATCTTCGGGATAAGGTCAATCAGGATGCGGCCGGTGTAGCGAATTGCTCGAGCAACGTTGTCGATGAAGTGATACGTTGCACGATCGCCCTGCCGTTGCCGCGCCTGAATGGCGACGCCTGCCTGAGCGTTCGACTGCTGGCCGAACTGCTCCTGATATTGGCCGGTCGTCATCATCAGTTCTTGCTGCGCTGTCTGCATGCCTTGCAGGTACGCAGAAGCCCCTACAGGCGGCTGCTCGCGCTGCGGACGATCGATAGGCTGCCCCGACTCGTCGTAGGCGTTGTAGGGCAGATATGGCAGGTTGTCTTTGTTCGCGTTCGCCCACTCGCTTTCGAATCCCTCGAAAGCTGCGGCCGGGCCGACAAATGGCGTTTTCGTCTGAAGCGCGATGTATTCGACGTTGGCGCTCGACATGTAGTTGTACATGCGCTGCGCGTCTTTCTGGTTGCGCGTGTGGCCTTTGCGCTCCACCTTGCCGTCGATCACGATCTCTTCGCCGATGACGCGCACGATCGGGATGTAACGCCCCGCCCACGGCTTCTCGTCGATGATCTTGTCGCCGGCAATCAGATACCAAGTGATTTGCGGCTGGCTGACCGGGCGCTTCTGCACGCTCGGATCGTTCTCGATGATCTTGCGTTCTTCCGGGTCTTGAACGTCCGATAGCATCATCGGGCCGTTGATCGGATGATTGATCAGCGTGTCGGTCTTGTGCGTCTTGCGGAAATACTCACAAACGCGAATCTTGTCCTTGCCGATCCAGTCATCGCCGGTCGAGTCGTCACCGAACACGACGCTTTGCGCGTCCTCGCCCGGATAGGTCGCCTCGAATTCGGTCTTGCTCATCTGCTCGAACACGAAGGCGAACTTCATATCCGAGCCGTCGGCCGACTCAATATCCGGGTCGGTGTAGACCGTCAGAGGGTTCTTGACGCGGCGCAGGAATATCTCCTGATCGAACGAGCCGTCGTGAGCGTATTCGCACACAACGCGCCAGTAACCGAGCCCGGCCTGAACAGCAAACTCCGTCGCCGTGTCATAGACAATCTCGGCGTGCGAGTTGTATTCGATGTGGCGCACGATGCCATCGAGAATCTTGGCGATCTCAATGTCAGCGTCACCGTCGACAGGGAGTGTTTTGACCGACGGCTTGTTCTGCTTCGCGTCGTTGATGATCTGCAGGTTGTGCTGACGCGTCTTGTTGATCGTCAGGCACGGCCGCTGATCGCCTTCGCGCGTGTTGCGGATCGCATCAGGCCATTGCCAGCCGTTGTCGGCGTCGCCATTGGCGAACTTCAAATCCTCGACGAAGCGCTTGCGGAAGTCGCTTTCGGCTTCCTCGCAGCGCGCGAAACGCTCTTTCGCCTCAGCGACAATCTTTGCGCTGGGGCTTTCTTGCTTTTTTCGTGCCATTTATGCGAGCCAGCCACCAGCACCAACAATCGTGCGGCGGACAATAGGTTTAGATGGTTTCGGAGCCTTGCCGGCGCGTCGTGCGCCCTCACAGGCGTACCGCAGCGCGTCTATGACGTGGTTGTCCTTGTCTTCGAGCATCGGCAGGATGGCGCCCGTCAGCGGGTCTTCCTTGTACTTGTAGAGCGTCAGTTCGTCGATCAGGTGCTTGCAGCGCGGATGAACGATGATGTCGAACGACTTCAGGAACTCGACGCCCTCTTCCAGCGACTTCGCACCCTTGATGGCTGGCCGGATCTTCGGGAAGCCGTTCTTCTGCATGTGGCTGATCGTTTCCGGGCGCGCAGAGTCAGCCGTGATAGGCCATTTCTCGGCGTCGGGAACGCCCATGAACAGTTCGGGCAGGTTCACGATCTCGCAGCCGACCATGTACGCCTCGTAGTCGACATACAGGCGGTTGCCCTCGATGTCGCAGCGGATCAGCACCGACGGATCGACAGAGAAGCCCCAATCCGCGCCGAGCCGGTGAATCGTTCCTGCCGGCCGTTCGAATTCCTCGATGCGCCAGTTCTTGAACACGCGCGCTTCGCTGTTCTGCTGGTATGCGCCAAGCCAGATATGCGCGTACTTGTCCGGATCGCGGCGCTTGTCGTACTCCATTTCAATCCGCAGTTCGTCAGGCAGCCACGGGTTGTCCATGTAGTTCGCTTCAACAATGACAGAACCGGGCGGCGGCTCTACGCAACGTAGCAGCGCGTCGACTGGATCGGTTGCCGCGCTCGGATTCCACGAGAACCACAGTTCAGAGCCAGGCTTCCGCAGCGTCGGACGCAGCATGTCTAGCGATCGCTGGCTGACGCTTTGCGCTTCCTCTACCCATGCGATGTCGAAGCCTTCCAGCGACTTTATGGAGTCAGCCGTGTGATTCTGCAGACCCTGAAAGATAATCAGGCCGCCATGCGTCGACTTGATCTGTGCGTCCTGCACGTCGAAGTAGGCGCCGGCATTCAGCGCCTCGATCTTGCCTTCCAGCAGCTTCTTGACCGATTGCTTCAGCGACTTCTGCACTTCACGAACGCAAACGGCGTCCGTCTTTTCCATGATCGACCGCTCGATCAGCATTTCGCCAAAGAAGTGAGACTTGCCCGAGCCGCGCCCGCCGTGCGCGCCCTTGTAGCGAGCCGGCCCGAGCAGCGGCACGTACACCCGCGGCGTATCAATGACGAGATCGGACATTAAGCGCCCCCAGCAGGGTCCACAATCCGGCGCACGATCTGCGTCACTTCGAGCGGGTTGCCATCCTTGCCCGTCATCTCGACAGCCTGCGTCGACTTGCCGTATCCGCGATCAAGCAATTCCTTCGCCGCAGAGATGCGAGCCGAATCGTTCTCGCTCGTCGTCAGGATCGTGGCCAGCATGGCGATCGCCTCGGGCGCGTAGTTCTGTGCGAGCGCGCGAATGTCAGCCGTGTTCTTGTTCGGCGTGCCCTTGACTCGGCCGCCAGTCTTGGCACCTTTAGCCATTGGGTCTATTTCCGTCTAAATCCGTCTACTTTTGATGGGTGCGCGCTTCCGGCCCGTATGTGATCCGGGTTCCAGCCCTGACCGGGAGCGCGCGAAAGAGGGTTGCTACTTCTTGGCTTCACCGACGTCGGCCAGCTTCGCGATGATTTGCACCATCACACAGACCGGCAGGTATACCCAGTACAGAAGCCACATAACATCCGTCGCGCCGACGAGCTGAAGTATTTTGTAGAGCAGGAAATACCAAATGGGGGCAGTGACGAAAATAGACAGGATCGCGACAATTGCTTTCAATGGCTTCTCCGGTAAGTTAAGGGGTTGCTACGCCTGCCGCGTGTCGAGTTCCCGGCGTACCGGGCGGAGCGTCACGCTTCCATGAGCCGCGTAGCTGACGCTGTTTTCCCACCTGCGCCTGGGGTGATGAAGTCAGTGCTGCAATGCCCTACTGAGCGAACTCGGCGCCCTCTTCCGTCGCCGTAAGGCGCTGCGCTATATCAATTGCGCCATCGTGGTTGTCGAATTCACCGAGCGACACACATCCCGCGCTGAATCCGCCGTCCGGCTGAATCTCTTGCTCGTATCGCGTGATTACGTAGCGCTGCACCGGGCGCACCCGGTATTCAATCTTTTTAGTCATGTCCGCATCCTCAGAGGCGTAAAGGTTGATTGGGTTGCCACGCCTGGCGCGCATAAAGCTCCCGACGTACCGGGCGGAAATATGCGCTTCCATGACCCGCGCGGCTGACACGGTTGTCGCACTCGTGCCTTGCGTGTTTTCACTACACTTCAGTGCACTGCCCTGCTGCGCGCCATGATCTTCGCGGCAGCTTCGAATAGGTCCATCAGGTCGTCAGCCTCGTAACAGGCCGCGCGCTGCACGAGAAGCTCTACAGCGTCCTCGTTCATCTCTAGTGCGCCTGTCACGTACATGTGATGCATGGCGACCGCCAGCGCGTCGGAGAGCGTGTCTATGTCGACGTGCGGGTCGATTCGGCTCATGTCGCGCCCTCGAACATATCCGGCGTGACGATGGTTCTCGCCACCTGGCCGAATCGCGAGTGATACGTGATCGCCACCGCGGCGCGCTCCGACAGCCAGCCACCACGCGCGGCATATGCGTCACGCGCGGCGATCGTCGGATGCTGGATCACAGTCATTCCGCTGTGCTCCTTTTCCTCGACGTGATGCCGATGCCCTGTGTGCGCGTAACGCTTCGTTGTCGCGCCCCACACTTTCGGGAACTGAGCAGCAAAGAAGATCGGCAGCGCGTCGTTCCGCTTCATGTGACCGTGATGGAACGCAACCAGCGTCTCTCCGTGCTGGTGGACGTAGTACGGCAGCTCCGACTCGATCACCTTCACGCGCGGCTCGTTCTCGTAGAGCGCCTTGAACATGGCCCGCAGCCAAATGCTCGATGCCAGGTCGTGATTCCCTTCCGCCATCAGCACGACAACCTGCTCATGCCTCTCTAGCGCGAAGTCGACGATACGGCGAAGCACGCGAAGTGCCGCGCCAACAATTTTCGAGAATCGGCCGTCCTGATCCAGAATGTGACCATTCGTCGGCGTGACCGGAAGCATGCCGTCGCTATGCAGGAAATCGCCGAGCTGCGCGATCAAGCCTGTCTTTGCGGCTGGCGCGGAGTTGACCATCTGCTCAAACGCAGCAACAAGCATGCGCTCGGCAATTTTCACGTCCCAATCTGCGCCGCCTTCCTTGTGCCAGGCAAGCGCGCCAAGGTGGCAATCCGTCAGCGTGTAGACGTTGCACAGATCGGCTTTCGTGTCCGCAGGCGCAGCAACCGGATCGACGCGCGGAAGCTCTTGCGCCATCGCGGCGAATGCTTCCTGCATGATTGCGGCCTGCCGGTCATTGTCGACAGCGCTCTTAACCCACTGGCCGCGCGGCTTCCCGTCGTCGCCGTAGTATGTCGAAACGCCTTTCACCATGAAGCCATCAGGAACGACGTGCTGCATGTCGTGATCCGGGCTGTATCCCGAGCGCGCGGCCCTCCGTTTCAGCGAGGCAATGGCGTTACCAACCGTTCCGCGGCTCAGTCCAAGCTTGGACGCGGCCTTGCGCTCTGATCCGTGCTTCTCGATGGCATCCAGGAATTCGATCTGCCGCGGCGTCGCCCAATCTCGCAGTTTCGGATCGATCAAGCGCTATCCCCTGTCTGTTTCCGGATTACCGGCACGGCGTTACCCGGCGTTTGCAGGTAGTCGGCGAATGCCTTCTCTCGATCAGCGATCATTGCGTCAGCCATCCGCGCCACTTTGGCAAGGTGCATGTCGTCAGCCAGATCGGCGTGCGGATCTCGCTTGCTTTCCAGCCCGCGGTCGTACTCAGCGGCGCACATGACGATCGCCAGCACCACGCATGCGAACAGCACGACGAACAGAATGCTCACGATCATCTGACCCTCCCGAGTATCTTTTTCCGATTCGCTTATGGGGTGCGCATCACGTTTTGTATCCGTGATCTCGCGCATTTACACAAAGTGCTTGCTAAAACACTGCTTTATTAGTATCGTTTCACCATGCGCTGAACGAAGCGCGAAACGAACCGGAGAGAAACATGAACGCAATCGCCAAGGCAGCACAAGCAGCACAAAACTACACGAACTTCCTGGCCGCTTCGGTTGGCCGCGGCATCAACACTCTTGAAGAGTTCTCGATTCTGGTCGAGTGGTCGGAAGCGATCGACGCGGCAATCGCGCTTTGCCTGGATCGTCGCGATTTCGCAGGCGATGCCGAATTCTGCAAGATGAAGGACGAATGCAACATGTATCTCGACCTCTGCATCCACTAACCAAACTCGCCCGCTTCGGCGGGCCCCGACGAGATAGTCATGAACCAAGCCGACATCCACTACTGGTTACACGAAGCGCCCGACGCCAAGATCGAAGCCGCCATTGACGCGGCCGAGCAGCGCGACGAACTGATCGCACAGAAGCGCGACGAGCTGATCGAGCAGCGCATCGCAGCCATGTCCGACGACGACATCATCTGTGCGCTTCAGAGCAGCATCGCAAAGTATTTCCTGACGCAGATCCGTGAAGCGCTCAAGGAGCGGAACACTATGCGCTCATACGCGATCCTGTCGAATCTCGTCGAGATCTGGATCCGCAGCGACAGCCAGGAGGAAGCCGTTAAATGGATGGAGCGACTAGAGAGCCCCAATCATCCGTGTCACTGAGACAAGCCCGCCATGCGCGGGCTTTTTTGTTTGAGCTGTCTTTCCAGCAGTCAGCGATGGGGAGTCGCGGTGGCATAAAGCACAAAGCCGCCGCTTGATCTCTCAGGCGACGGCTATGGAATAAAAGCGCTGCTCAAGCCCGGAGGCGAGCAGCAAAGCTGTCTAAGCGACAGCGGAAGGAACCAGATTCAATTGCGTATGACGCAATGAGGACATGGTGAA